CAATAGTGCATATCGTAGTCCAGCAGATCAAGATGCAATATATCAACGTTGGTTAGCAGCCGGAGGCGGACCCAATATGCCCACTGCGGGCGGAATCACAACTCCTGCCAAGCCCGTAAGCCTAGGCGGCAAAGGTAGTCCGCACAACGAGGGTGTGGCCATTGACAGCGGACAATGTCCATTGATAGCCAGCACAGTGAATTTAGCACAATATGGACTGCGCTGGGGCGGCACATTTGGTAAACCCGATGCGGTACACATTCAGATGTCAAATGCAACGCAATAAATACTAGACTATGACTACATTCTACCGAGGCTTCAGCACAATAAATAGGGCTAAAAAATTCCGCGCTACGGATGTTGATTTGGTCAAACAAGACTTGATCAATCATTTCAGCATCCGTAAAGGTGAAAAACTCATGCAACCAAATTTTGGCAGCATAATTTGGAGCGTGTTGTTTGAGCCCTTGGATGATACTACAACGCAACTGATAATTGATGACGTTGAGCGCATTGTGGGCTACGATCCCAGAATGTCCTTGGACAATATTGAAGTGGTCACACAAGATAACGGGATACAAATAGCGTTAGACATGACGTATATTCCAGAAAATCAAGCCACCTCACTGACGCTACAGTTCAATCAAGACAGTAAATCACTCACCACATCCGGCCTGTATTAATAAACTACATAGTTTATTTTTGCAATAAATATAAAATAATGGGTAAATTCGGATGTCTATAACTACACGTCAAACAAATCTTTTGGTCAATCAAGATTGGACCACACTTTATCAGACTTTTAAACAAGCTGATTTTCAGAGCTATGACTTTGAAACATTGCGTAAAGCAATGATTGACTATCTTCAAACCTACTATCCTGAAGACTTCAATGACTTTACTGAGAGCAGTGAATACATTGCTCTAATAGATTTAATTGCGTTTTTGGGACAGAGTTTGGCGTTTAGAACCGATTTAAATGCACGTGAAAACTTTTTTGACACCGCCGAACGCAGAGACAGTATCTTAAAACTGGCACGACTAATCAGCTACAATCCCAGCAGACACATCAATGCCAGCGGACAGTTAAAAATTGACAGTGTGAGTACTACAGAGAGTGTGTTTGACAGCAACGGCTTAAATCTCAGCAATTTGTTGATCAACTGGAACGACACTGCTAACCCAGACTGGCAAGAACAATTGACCACGGTGTTGAATGCTGCTTTAATAAACAATCAACAAATTGGAACTCCGGGCAATACCAACACCATCAACGGAGTTGAAACTAGTGAGTACAGCATCAATTTGCCCGCAGGAGTCATTCCCCGTGTCAGTTTTAATGCTATTGTGGAAAACAGTCAAACACCTTTTGAAGCTATTAGTGCAACCACAGTGGGGCAAGCCGGCATCTATGAGCCAGCGCCAATTCCCAACGGAAAATTCAATATCCTATATCGTAACGACAACTTGGGCAACGGCAGCAACAACACAGGATTTTTCATCTATTTCAAGCAGGGGCAACTGTCCACACAAGATTTTAATCTACAACAAAGCCTGCCCAATCGTGTGATAAATGTAAACTACAACAACATCAACAACAACGATGTTTGGTTGTATCAATTGGATGTTAAAGGCAGTCCCACTACTGCCTGGAGCGCAGTTCCTGCAGTGGCTGGCATCAACGTGATTTACAATCAAAGCACCAATAGAAATCTATATCAAGTCAACAGTCAAACCAATGACCAAATTGCTTTAGTATTTGGTGATGGCAGCTTTGCTAATTTGCCACAGGGTGTGTTTAGACTGTATTACAGAACCAGTAACGGATTACAATACAAAATAACTCCTAGCGAGATGCAAAGTGTTGTGATACCCATCAATTACATCAGTAGAAACAACACAGTAGAAACTTTAAAAATTACAGCCAGTCTGTATTACACAGTTAGTAATGCACAAACACGTGAACTGATAAATGACATTCGTGCTCGTGCACCAGCACAGTACTACACACAAAATCGCATGATCACGGGCGAAGACTACAATCTTTTCCCGTACACCAACTTCAGCAGCATACTAAAAGTCAAAGCAGTAAACCGCACCAGTAGCGGTGTAAGTAGATATTTAGATGTACTAGATGTCACTGGCAGCTATTCAAGCACAAACATATTCTGCAATGACGGATGGTTGTATCAGCAAGCGCCAGTAAATACTACACAGTTCAGTTTTACCACTGCAAATGACTTGTACGAGGTGTTGTACAACACTGCAATACCATTATTGAGCAGCAAAGATGTGTTGCATTTTTACTATGCAAACTTTCCGCGATTCACACCTACAAACACCTATTGGTACTTGCAATCAAATAGCAGTAACAGCAGTCAAGGTTACTTTGTAAACAGTTCCAACACGATTTACCAAATTGGACTTGGTGTTAGTAGCAATTTACAATATATCACAACCGGCGCACTGTTGAGATTTGATGCAGGTGCAGGAAAATATTTTGATGCACAAAACAACATTCAAATTGGCACACCGCAGTATCCGGGACAAAACAACTATCTTTGGGCTAAAGTAGTAATGGCCAATACGGGTATGCCAGTGCAATTGAGCAAGAACATTCCCAGTGGTGCGGTACTTGACACTATTATTCCAGTATTTAAAAACGATTTACCAGGGGCTGCTTTTAATGCTGCTGTAATAAATCTACTGCAAAGCTATCAAAACATTGGCTTGAGTTATAATGTTAACACACAAAGTTGGCAAATTATACAACCAAAAGACTTAAATCTTGGCCCGTTTAGTTTGGCCAATCAGGGCGACACCAGCGGCATGGGTCTGGATGCAAGCTGGCTCTTGGCATTTACCTACAACGGAATAAGCTATAATCTCGCACATCGTGGCTTGCAATATGTTTTCCAAAGTGCTGGAGAAACACGTTTTTACTTTGATCCCGAAGTCAAAGTATATGACAGTAAAACTGGTATAACCATTACTGACCAAGTTGTGGTGCTGAAAACCAATAGCCAGCCTGACTCGGCTGCTCCATTGGCGTTTGATCAAACTTGGTACATTTATGACAATGTAGTCAATGCTGATGGCTATATTGATAACACCCAAGTGTTAGTGACATTCCCGGATTCCAATAGTGATGGTGTGCCCGACAATCCTGATTTATTTACTAACATCGTGGCGCCCACAGTCAATCCCACAATGAAATATGTGTTCTTCCAACAAGTGATAGATAAAAATACTGATCTTGGTGATTTTTTAACTACTGCGCCAGTGGATAACACAACAATAGTAAGCACACTGGCAACCGAGGCAGCAATCAATGCAGTATTGACATTGTATACTAACGGACAAGTATTTTATGCCACTGCAGAAAATAATTTTTATCAATTGGCAATCACCACAGTTGACGGAAACACTACTAGAACATTAACGCAAGTGACAAACTATGTTGCTGAAGTTGGTAGACAAAACTTGTACTTCCAATATCGACATGCCAGCCCCAATGATCGACGCATTGATCCCAGTCCCAATAACATAATGGATCTGTATATTCTAACACAACAATATGCTACAGATTATTTGGCTTGGATACAAGACACAACTGGCACAGTTCAGGAACCAACCCCGCCTACTAATGACGAGTTGCAAACTGAATATGGCTCGGGCGCCAATGGCTTACAGAATTTCAAAGCACTGAGTGATACTATTGTTTATAATGCAGGAAAATACAAACCTTTATTTGGCAAAAAGGCCGATGCAAATTTACAAGCAACATTCAAGATTGTGAAAAATCCCAACGTCTCGGTCAGTGATAATGATGTTGTCAGCCAAACAGTGTCTGCAATCAATGCATTCTTTAATACAAATAATTGGGATTTTGGCGATACCTTTTATTTCAGTGAGTTGAGCACGTATCTACACAATCAATTGGCGCCAAATGTTGCAAGTATTATTATAGTGCCTTCAAGTACCGATCTTGCATTTGGCAGTTTATTACAAATAAACTCTAATTTTAATGAAATTATGACCAGTGCTGCAACTGCGGATAATGTACAAATTATTTCCGCTATAACAGCAGCGCAAATTAATCAAACCCTTGCAGGACTAGGAATTGTAATTTAATATGGCACAAATAGTAACCAGTAATTTTTTACCCGAAGCATTCAGAACTCCGGCCAATCAAAAGTTTTTAAACGCAACTTTGGACCAATTGGTAACGCAACCGGATTTGAGAAACATCAATGGATATGTAGGTCGTAAATTTGCGCCCACATTCAAAAGTACTGACAATTATGTGCCCGAGCCCACTGCCCAAAGACAAAATTATCAACTTGAGCCCAGCATAGTAGTTAAAAATCCCAAAACTAACAATGTAGATTTCTTCAGCAGTTATATTGACTTGGTGAATCAAGTGGGTTACAGTGGCGGATTCAACAACAACCATGACCGACTATTCAAAAGCGAGTACTACAGTTATGATGGTTTGTTTGACTTTGACAAGTTTGTAAACTTCACACAATATTATTGGTTAGAAAACGGTCCAGGAGCAGTGCTGGTATATGGATCAGAAATTCCAGCCCAACAAACATTTATAGTTACACGTAATCCTGCGACAGGCACTTACAACTTCAGCACCACTGACGGAGTAGAAAACCCTGTACTGAGATTGGGCTACGGTGGTACATATCAATTTGTAGTCAATCAACCTGGGTTTCCGTTCTGGATTCAAACCGATCCTGGAGTCAGTGGCGTACAACCCAATCAAACCAACATCAGCAGTAGAAACGTACTGGGTGTAACCAACAACGGTACCGATGTGGGCACTGTTACTTTTACGGTGCCTCAGTCCAATGCACAAGACTTTTACACACAGTTGAAGTTGGCCGGCACTGCAGATCTAAGCACAACACTACACTACAATCAAATTCAAGGTAAAACACTGAGTAGTATTGTAGCACTACAGGAGTCTGGAATAGATGGTGTCAGCAGCAGTTATCAACTGAATTTAAAAAGTTTAATTTTTGTCAATGGCGATCTTGACGCCAGTTTCTGGAACGTGAACGGTGTTACAGTGCCGGTAGCCAATAGACTAAATGCTTGGGAAATCGTATTAAGTAATGATGCAGATCCTGTTGTTACACTGAACCCACTGGCACAGGCATTCACAGTTTCAGCCTTGCAAAAAGTGTTTGTCAAAGGCGGTGCCACTCGTGCAGAATTTGCTTATTATTTAAATCCTGATTATTTACAATACAATGTTTATAACCCAGTACCCGCGATTACAGCACCATTGACAAATCTATACTATCAAGATGGTGTGGGCGCTGGATATGTGGGACAAATAGATTTATTGGTGTTGAGCGATACAATAATAAACATAGACAAAGACATAGTTGGAGCAAAAACATACAAGAGCCCCAATGGTGTGGTGTTTTCTAATGGATTAACCGTCACTTTTGACAGTAGTGCCAACCCCAGTAGTTATGCTGGTAACACCTACTATGTAGAAGGTGTAGGTACTGCAATAAAACTGCTAGATGTAACTTCTTTTGAAACTCCCGAGGCTTACGCCACCAGTGGCCTGGTAAATTTAGATTATCTCACAATAAATCGCGCCGGCGCAGATTTGAATCCTTGGACACGTAGCAACAGATGGTTCCACATTGATATTATCAACGCAACTTCCGCATACAATAATACTACCCCGGTATTGGATCAAAATCTAAGAGCCACAAGGCCTATTATTGAATTTGAACCCAATGTACAGTTGTACAATTTTGGTCGAGTGGCAAAAGCTCCAGTAGACATATTGAATTTTTCAATTACAGATGCTCGTAATACTGTGGAACTGCGACCCGAAGGCTACGCCATTGATGGAATTACACTGACACAGGGCATGCGAGTTATTTTTGCAAATGATTTTGATCCCACTATATCCAATCAAATTTTTGTAGTAAACATTGTGTATGTTGCGGCGTTTTATCCGGGACCAACTTCGGTTATTAATCTAGTACCAGCAGAAGATTACTTGGTGAGTCCAAATAACACAGTTGTGGTATTGTCGGGAGCCAAGTATCCTTATCCGGCTAATACCGCTACATACTATCAATTCTGGTTTGATGGCAGTAAATGGTATCCTGCGCAGGCCAAAAACTCAGTAAATCAAGTACCACTATTTGATGTCATTGATAGTAATGGTTACAGTCTAGGCGATACCAATGTTTACTTTGGATCAACATTTGCGGGAACAAAGATATTTTCTTACACAGTTGGTACAGGTGCAGTTGACAGTGTGTTGGGATTTCCTTTAAGTTACAGAAACTTCAATCAAATTGGCGACATACAGTTCACAAATAATTTTGACAATGACAAGTTTGGGTATACCACTACTGGAGAAGTTGCAGTCACAGACAAAAACATCAACACCGTCGGTACACTACAACAAAATGTCAACTTGACCAGTTATAATTTAAGAAATAGCTGGACCACTAACAACGAGAAATCTAAACAGTTCCAAATCATCAATGGGATATATGATGGAAATAATCCTTATTTTCAAATCGATATCACTGCCAGTTCGGGAACCACAGTGCCCTATTTTAGAGTATACCGTAACAGTCAATCGACAACAGGATACAGTGTACAAAAAATTGGAATCAATACTTATGTTTATGTCACCGACACCAGTTTAACCACTGGCGATCAAATTGACATATTGATTTATAACAAATCTCAAGTGAGCCAATTGGGCTATTATGGGGTTCCCGAGAATTTGGATTACAACAGCGCAAATGCAAATTTCAACAATCTTACTTTAGGCCAATTAAGAAATCATTTGTCTGCAATGGCAACAAATAGTAATCAAGTTGTAGGTACAGTTCCTGGAGCTAGTAACCTGCGCGACGTTCCGGTCAAGACACAAGGCGGAAGCATATTACAACATGCAAGTCCAGTGTTGTAT